CATCAAGGAGAAGGAGGAGATGTCCGTGAATCCAGAAGCTCCCAAGGAGGCCAAGGAGGAAGAAGAGGAAGTCGTGGACGAGGTAGCCGTGGAACTGGCTGCCGTGAAAGCACAACTCGAAGACATGAAGAAGCAGGCCGCAGAAGCTGGCCTCAAGCATAAGGCTCCATCTGTAAAGCGTGAGCCTCTCAACCTCAAGAATCTATCAACTCAGGAGCGCGTTGCCGCAATCCACAATCAACTCTCAAAAAAATGAGCCAGTATCATTTCGCCAATGCCAGCATCGGCACAGGCAGCTATGCAGGTGAGGCAGCACGCCCGTACGTTGCAGCTGCCATCCTTTCAGCAGACACCATCGCCAACGGCTATGTGAGTGTCATGCAAAACGTCCACGGAACGGCACAACTCCGGAAGTTCTCTGGTGTGTCAATCGCAGCACAAACTTGTGGCTTCACCCCCGGTGCATCCAACGAATTAACGCTGGGTAGCGTCGCCTTGACGACCAGTCCCTTGCAAGTCAACGAGCAGGTGTGCAACAAAGACCTCCGCGCCACTTGGGAGGGTGTCTTGATGAACGGACAGAATGCTCCCGCTCCTGCTGACTTCACCACCTACGTCGCTCAATACGTTGCCGCCAAGACCGCCGAAGCTGTGGAACACAACATCTGGGCTGGAAATTTCGTCAACGACACCGCTGCCTCCCCAACGTACGCATCTTTCAACGGCATCCTGAAGAACATCGTAGATGGTTCTCCTGACCGTGAGACCATTGATACCTTGCCTTTGGCTGCTGCTACCGTTTCTTCGACATCAACGGGCATCTTGGACGCTTTGGCTATCTTGACTTCAGGTGCTGAAGGAGCCCCTGCCACTATCGCAGGCGACCCTAACACGAAGATTTTCATGAGCCGGAAGTCCGCTCAATTCTACTACCAAGCTCTCGCAGCTACCTACAACCAGCCTTTCTTGAATGATGGTTTGGTGGCTCGCTATGGTGGGTACGACATCGTGACTCCAGCAGGCTTCCCTGACAATGCCTTGCTCATCTCGAAGGTGGACAACTTGTACTTCGGTACCGACCTCTTGACCGACCACATCAACGCGAGCATCTTGAACCTCCGCGATGTGACTGGTGACGACGTGACCCGCGTGATCATGCAGTTCTCTGGCGGAACGCAGTTGGTCGACCTCAATGGTTTGGCCGTGTGGCGTCAAGAGTTCACGACGACTCCCTAATAACTGAAACCGAGAGACGGGGGGGGCTT